GTTTCTGCCGCAGAACGATGTATAAAATCTGCAAAGAAATTTGGTCTTGATGTAAAGATGTGGAAAGCATTTACACCAAAAGACAATCCAAGAAAAATACTAACAGACCACGGGATCAATCCCAAGGGTTTTGAAGAAGTATATTCAAGACTTGAGAATTGTATGGCTGCATTTCTATCACACTATTCTTTGTGGCAAGAATCCTTTACAAAAGACGAGAACATTCTTATTCTTGAACATGACGCTGTGGTTAAATCAGAAATACCAAAAATGAACTTCTTTAGAGGATGTATTTCATTCGGCAAACCATCTTATGGCAAATTCAATATTCCAACACAAATGGGTCAAAACAAACTGCAATCAAAGCAGTACTTTCCGGGCGCACACGCATATTTGATTTCGCCAAGAAAAGCAAAGATCGTAATTGAAAAAGCGAAGACAGAGGCCGCTCCAACGGATGTATTTTTTCATAATGACAGATTTGATTTTCTTGAAGAATGGTATCCTTGGCCTGTAGAGGCAGTCGATTCTTTTACTACGATACAGAAACGAGAAGGGTGCCTTGCAAAACACAACTTTGGAGAAACTTACGAGATTGTATAATGAAGAAAATTTTTATCACAGGTTGCGACTCCAATACCCAATGGCAACTGAAATGGTTCGTAGAAAACTTTCAAAAACATAATCCGAACGCAAAACTTTTGATATGGGATTTTGGTATGGATAATAATCCATATCCGAAAATATCACAAAAACTAAAGTCTCAGGACCCAGGATGGTTCAAAAAACCAAAAGCAATGTTTGAAGCATCTAAAATGTCAGACTATGTTTGTTGGCTTGACACAGATTGTGAAGTGAGAGACAACATAGAAGACATATTCGATTATGTTGAACCGAATAAACTTGCTATGGTAGAAGATGTTCCATGGTCACGCCGAAGAGGAGAAAAATGGCATAACTCTGGTGTTGTAGCATTTCAAGGCACTCCAAAGATATTGAATGATTGGGTTTCTGCTACAGTATTTACAAAAGAAGTCGGAGATCAAGAAGTACTTCATTCGATTGTTCGAGATGGTATGAAAAGGATGATAAATATCACTGACCTCCCCAGAAAATATAACACTCTTCGTCTTGATATTCAAGATAAGACGGGTCCTAAAACTATCAAAGTTATGCATTGGACAGGGCGCCGGGGTAAGGAAGAAATAAAGAAACTTATGAAAGAGAAGTAATGAAACCAAGAATAGTTCATATTATCGGTAATGGCGATAACGCTCATATCTACAACACCGAACAAAGAAAAGGTATCAAACTTACTTGTAATCTACCACCATTTTCTGTACCTGACGCTTATGCTACTTGTATTGTCGATTTCAAGATGTGTAAAGCGATAACTGAAGGTTCTGTTATACCTCCTGGTGAATGGGTCATGGGTATGAGACCAAAAATGTGGTGCGACAACCATCCACAATTTTATATGAACCATGCTTCACGAATCAAAGGATTCTTTACAGAAAAACCAGAGTATGTGGACAACTACACAGATTTTAATTGTGGTCACATGGCCACATACTATGCGATAAAGAAACTCAAAGGTAATGAAATACATATGTACGGATTTGACTCCATCTTTGATATGAATCTTAGATCGTGTTCAGATTTCTATCTCCAGTCGGATCGTGAGAAGACAAACACATTCCGATTGAGCAACAACTGGCGACCCATCTGGCAAAGCATGTTCCAAGAGTTCCCGAACGTTAAGTTCTATCTGTATCACAACCACGATAATTCGCGAATCGAACTGCCGACCAACGTAGAGGTAGTGGTAAAAAAGAAAAAATAAATGAAAAAAGTTCATTTTACCTCTTGACGAATCACTTTCGAATGCTTATATTGATAGTGTAAGAGAGAGGAAAACAGATGTACACTTACAGCGACGAACTTTACAGCGACATTCACAAAGACGCCTACGGATTTCGTCCTCGTGACGGTGGTGTTCATTGCTGGCACGTTCTCACTCCTGCTCAAAAGCAGGAAGCATGGGACCGCATGGAAGCGACAATCGCAGAAGATATTGCTGCTGAAAAAGTGCGAGCAGCAGAAGACATTGCTGCGTTTGAAGCAGAAGTTCAAAATACCATTCAACTGGGTGCTGGCGACCGTGCAACTGCTCTGCGTTGGATGATGCAGACTGAGGATTTCTATCACGAACAAGACGTTGAAGGTTGGGTTTGGAAGAAGGGTATTCTCTTCACCGACGAAGGCCGCGCTCTTGTGAAAGAGTTGATGGAAATAGTTGAATTCAAAGAATGGGAGATAGCGTAACAATGCGTGAGTACTGGGAAATCGCTAAGGAATTGCGTCATATGATTCGCGTAACGAACACTCCGGAGGATGCTATTCCTGCTTGGAAAATACTTCGTCTTGCGGAAACATTTGAAAACAAAGCAGAGGAACTTGAAATGAAAATGATCGTTCAAATGCAAAACGATTGGGTAGAGGCTTCTTGATGGACTATGCAAAAACTTATGCAGAACGCATGGAACTGATTCGTGAAGTTCATCAAAAGATGCAGGGCAAACCTAAGAAGCGCAAAGTTTCTGCTGGGCACGACCCAGATTTGTATTACACTGATGCGTCAAAGTACGCAGAAAAGTACTATGGTGAGTCATATCGGCAAACAGTTAGGTATGATAATGAGTGGGACTGATTATTATCTATTGAAATTATCGGACAAGATTTCCGAACTGAACAAGAGACTTGAAGAACTCGAAAAACGAATTAAGAAGTTGGAGAAAAATACCTCAATTCAGAGAGCAACACTATGAAAACTAGGAATCAAGTCTGGGATCAAGTCTGGGATCAAGTCGGGGATCAAGTCTGGGATCAAGTCTGGGATCAAGTCCGGTATCAAGTCTGGGATCAAGTCTTGGGTCAAGTCGAGGATCAAGTCGAGGATCAAGTCTGGTATCAAATCGAGGATCAAGTCTTGGATCAAGTCTTGGATCAATGGTATGAAAACTAATAATCAAGTCAGGGATCAAGTCAGTATTCAAGTCTGGGATCAAGGCTGGGGTCAAGTCGGTATTCAAGTCTGGGATCAAGTCAGTAATCAAGTCCGGGGTCAAGTCTGGGTTCAAGTCTGGGTTCAAGTCTGGGATCAATGGTATGAAACAACATCCTAATCATTGCAATCATAAAGATGACGAGTTTTACGGTCATGTCGAAATTGCTGATCGCGGATTTGGTGATTTGTATTTCTTTTATTCTAAATCTCATGAAAGTTGGGAATATTGCTTTCGTACCGGACCCGATGGTGAATATTCATCTATGCCTTTGAAATATGTTCTTCGGTGGAATGACGACACACATCAACAAATAATTCGTTATTTTATCGAATTTATGAACAAAAGGGCTTGACGAAATCGGAAATAAAAAAGGGGCGCTAAATGCGCCCCTAAGTTTATCTGGTTGAACCCAGATTTTTTTATTGGATTATGCAGATAGCATATTATCAACCCTAAAGATACGATAATATTGATTTGTTTTCGCAGTTGCAAGACCGTTAGCAGGTGTCGAACCAACGAATGGGTTAGATACCATACCGTAGCGAGTCTTGAAGCCGATTTTCGGCTGGAAGGTCGCTTCAACAACGGCACGAACCATCGTCAGAGGAACGTATGGGCAGTAGAACACACCAGCGTCATATGGGTTTGTACCCTTATAACCAACGTTCACATAATCGGTTGCCGAATATGGGTCAATGTACACTCTGGTACGTCCATTCAGAACACCAGCGAATGTGTTGCCTGTGTCATCAACATTGAGGCTCGTTGACATAGCAGGAGCATAGTCAAGCATACCCGAAGCAGCAAGAGCCGAGGCAACATCAGACGAACAGAGAACGAAGTTACCTTTGCCTCTCCGAGTCTCTTTTGCAATCACATTGGCTTCTCTTTCGATTTGAATAACGAGACCCTTGAACTTCTCAACCGACCAACGACCATCAGCATCGGTCGAAAGATCGAAGATACCGTTGATAGCAGTGTTAGCTTGTGAAGCACCAGTTTTCGCTTGCGAGTTGACTGTACGAACAACTTCACGGTTGATTTCTGCAAGGATTTCAGTCGTGAGAATATTCGCAAGTTCGGTTTCAGCATCAAGACCGTGGATCGCTTTCAAGTCTTGTGCGAGTTCAAGCGAATAGTCTGCCTGCAATGCACGGGACTTCGCAGTCACGGTTGCTTTTTCGATGGTGAATCCCATGTCATTGAAAGTCGAACCACCCGTAGAACCGAGGGCTTCCGCATCGTCTGTCGCCATACCAGTACCGACAACAGGACCAACACGATCATTGTTGATAGAAGAGTCGCTGTTAGAGTCAGTCAGACCAAGCAGACCAGAAGGCGATGCGTCTTGAGCGGAACCCGAAGATTCACCACCGTACTTCGTGTTAGCTTCGTTGAAGAGTGCTTCAGTAGACGCTGTAGAACCGTCACCATAGCGCGACTTCATCGCGAAGATAAGACCAGTAGGACCAGTCATCGGTTGAACGCCGCAGATATCATAAGCGACGAGGTTTGGCATCGCACGACGAACAAGCGAAATCAGAACTGGGTTCCAGTTGGCCGCTGAAGTTGTGCTGTTTGAAGGAGCACCTGTACCTTCGTGAAGAAGCATACCTTCTTCGCGCATGGCACGCTCTTGGTTTTCAAGAAGAACGGCAGTGACCGACTTCTTGTGATAGTCTGTGATTTTACCGGCAGCATCTTCATTAAGAACGCTGCCCCACTTCTCGACGAGAGAAGAATAGTTAGGGAGTTGTTGGTTATACATTTTTTTATTCTCCTGAATGTATTGTTATTATTCTTTTCTTTGGCGACGGATCGCATCAACATATTTTGCCATAGTGTCATTGTCGATTTGAGCAATGGCACCCATGTCTTTATCTACGAGAAGATCATCGGTTTCATCCGCACCTTCTGAAATAGATTTTTTGAAATAAGATTTCTTGATGGTATCCACTTTCTCCGAGAAAGTTTCAGCATCTTCAAAATCTAAATCCTCAACCAACGAAAAGAGTTTTTCGATTTCGGTTTCGGCAAGACCAGATGATTTCTCCAGAATGATATCACGCTTGTGATATGCTTCTAGATCCTCGTTCATTGCAAGCATTGCTTCTGTGTAAGTATTCACAGTTTCTTTCAATGAATCAATTTCAGCTGCCAATTCGTCTACAACATTAACCTGCGATTCAGGCACTTCAATGTATGATTCCATAAACAAGTTCTTGAGACCTTCCATGAAGTTCTCAGCAATCTCGGTACGAAGACCTTGTTCGATTGCAATTTCATTTTCCTTCATCCAAGTTTCAACTACTAGATTCAGATACGCATCCACTTCTTCTGCGAGAGCATCTTTGTAGACTTCCAGATCCTCCGTAAGTTTTTCTTCATAGGCTTCTTCAAGACGGTCAATTTCTTCTTTGAGTTTTGAATTGATCACCGCTTCAAAGATCGTTGCCGCTTTCTTTTTGAAACCTTCTGAAAGAGTGGCTTCTTCTGAAATAAGAGCGTCAAGGTCATCTTCGAAATCTTCTTTAGCAACTTTAAGTTCGCTAGGCATAGAATTCTCCTTATCACCTTTACGCTTTTTTGCGCCTTTTACTTTATCATCGGCAGCAGCTACTGAAGCAACAGATTGTTCTTCAGCATTTTTTTCGTCATGAGCTTCTTCGATTTCTTCGCCATCGTAATCTAGCTCAAGATCATCTTCATATTTTTTTGTCATTTATTTGACTCCTATCAATTATCTTGATTTTGATTTAACTAATGAGAGGAAATTTTTAAACTCACGAACCTGCGTCTCATAGAGATTAGCGCGTGGAGCCTTTCTAATTTCAGTCTCCATTTTTCTCACTTCTCTGGCTTCCAAGATTCCGTTATTCCAGATCCAATCTACACCTTCCATAATCCCATTAACAAACGCATCGTGCGCTGATGGATCTTGTACGATATCAACTGTACTTAAAACGAAATCAGGTTTGACATAGTTAATGCCTTCCCTTTGTTCCAGACTTCCCATACCACGAGTTGAAACACCCAACTTTACACCCCCTTCAAGTAATCCTCTTACGATTTGACCACATGGAGTTTCAAGAATGGTTGCTCTTCCGATCACATTATTGCCGTCCCATTTGAGTTCGTCAATTTTGTGCGAAACTTTGTCTAAGTTAATAGTCGGACCTGTAGGATGATTCAATTCACCAACAGCACGACCTTTACTTACTTGATCTTCAATATATTTGTTGACCGCACCTTCCATGATTCCTCTTGGATAGATGCGACCATTTCTATTCTTTGTCTCTGCTTGCATGAATACGCCTTCAATCGCGTATTTCTTGCGACCGTCTGCTTTTGCTTCGGCGATGACCTCTAGATCATCTTCAACGTATTCGGTAATTAGTTTCATGCGAAAATTCTTTCTTCTTTTCTTTTTTTACCTTCATTGGAAGAAGTTGCTATCTACCGAGTTTTAAATATTCGGTAATCAGTTTCATTTGTTATTCTTCCTCCGATTCCAGTTCTTCGTAGTCGTCTTCGTCAGCAAGTTCATAACCAGAGTAATCAGCACCCATGCCGATTTTAATAGTTTCAAAAGCATCTGCTACTTTTGCATGTAATGCTTGATTAATTGCATCACCAGCATTGGTATAGTTTTTGCTAAGAATGTTATCAATAATATTTTCAGCGTATTCGCTCATTTCAAATCTCCTTATAATTTAATATTATTTATACTTTTAAAGTTTTTGACATTAAGTTAAACTAACATTGTCCCAATATGTCTTGCTCAACTCACCTTCAGTTTCTACAGTCGAACCTACTTTTCTACATTTCACATAAACCTGATTTACACCTGTTGTTCGAATGCCGTTTGTCTGCTTTTCCCATAATGCTCTTTGCGCAATGTTGCCAGGATCTGGTGGATTATCATCATATTCCCAAATTCCACCTCTTATCGTATTCCATGCCATTTGCTTCTTCCTTTAATCTATAACATCTTCAATAACAGAAGTGATCAAATCTGCTATAAGTGTTGCTCTAAATTTTAATAGTCCGCTCAAATCATCTCGAATAACAATCTCGATTCTGTCATTTTCAGAACCCAATAACTCAATTTCAGTCGTAAAATCAAATCGAATCTTTAACATAGTGTTTGTTGAATCTGATACTGAAGTCACGATCCGACTGCCGGGCAGATTCAAAAAATCGAATAGATTTTTCACATTTCCCGAAAACCGCAATTTATTTTTTCTATACCATCTAAAGATAATGCCATTCTGTAACTCATTAACATTGAGAATTTTATTATACGAGTATCCATAAGATGCGCCGTCAGTCGCAGTCGGATTTAATGCGTCAACCAATGTCAATTCTAGACCTCTTGCAGCGACTCTTTGACCAGAATTTGGTGCCATCTTGAAAATTGCTGGGGCGCCTGTTTCTTCGAACTGAATATCATCCAAATAATAATTAGGTGCCTGACCGGCTCCGATATCAATAGTTTTAACTACCAACTGATCTAAAGTTGTACCAACAATTGCAAAATCTGAAAGACCTATTGAAAAATTTTGCCAAGCATTTAAAGTTATAGTAGAAATATATTCAGATAAATTTAATTCGTTGCTCACATTTGTTCCGGCGAGTCTAAATCTTAAAGAAACATCTTTATCTCCCTGAAGAGACCAAGACGATAGATAGATCGAACCAGATAATGATTCGTAATTACCAAATGTAATAGCACCAGAGTCTCTATTGAAAAGTGCCTCTGCTCCACCAACTGTTCCTGAAGCGTCTATACTTTGTGCGCCACTATTTGCTTGATCAGTCGAAACAAAATCCCATGTCCCAGAAATTGTCGATGCGCTCCATCCAGCACTATCACCACCATTATGAATCAACAGCGGAGTACCACCAGCGGAGATATTTTGATTTAAATCTGGTCCATATGAATCATTTGATGCTATGATATTATTATTGACATGATGAACCATAGGATGCGTGTAAGCAGCAATGCCATATGGTTTATTTGGTATACCGTCTGCATGATTGTCATCACGCACAACGTCAGCAGTATGTCCGCTAGTAGTACTACCAATTTCAAACTTTATCATATTTTATTCTCTTACTGTAAATAGAACGAAACTCTAGTATATACGGTTCCCGAAGTATGATCACCAACGTAGTTTATTTCCATAGTTTTTCCGGGAGGAATGATAAGCGAACCCTCTTTATTGAATCTGTACATTTCTCCTTCTTCTTTTGGATAATGACGATCAAACACGTCAATTGTTCCGGTTGTTGTTGGCCCAGCATTATAAGCTGTCACGGAAGAAAGTTTACCAGATCCTGAGTTCATATTTGTAGGAGTTTTTGATGTACCCCCAGAAGAATATGTCGTATCAAAACCTATCTGTAAATAGTTAGACGCATTCGGCAAAGCAGTTCCACCAGAGGGATCTAAAATTTGCCAACGAATATAACTTACAACCATATCTAAAGTAGAATTATTTTTCAAATGTAAAATCGTGACAGTACCATTTACACATGTCCCCGTACCCCAGACTTGGTATGCATTACCATCTCTTAGACTGATAATGTGTTGTTGTGATGATGTTTCTGAATAAACATTTAATTGATTATTATCTGTAACAGATACCCATTTACCATTACCAGATCCAGATTCTATTTTCATAGTCTTTCCTCCAAATTAATTTCTTCGTCTGATAATTCTTCACCTGTGACAATAGATAAATGAAGATTTATCTTCTTGAGTTCGTATAAAATTTCTGTCAATAATTCCCGATCTAGTGTATCATTACCTATCTTAAAATTATTAAGGGTTTTTTCTGTTGCTAAATCTTGGAATGCGTTTCTTAATGCCATGCTTTATTCACCATAATAATAAATTAGTCTTGTGCAAATAGTTCCCGCAGTCGCGACTTCAACAGTAAGTGCAATACTTTTCTGAGGACTGATAATCAACGCACCGTTAAAAAATTCTTCGCTGTGACCTGTCCCGTTGATCCACTGTTCAAAGAATGTTCCATTTGTTACTGTTGATCCATTCACACCTCTGTAAGCATTCACTGTCGAAACATTATTTGAACTCAAATTCAAATTGTTGACATATGCATCTGTTGCGGCAGATATTAGTGTACCTGTTGTGGAATTAGTATACATTTTCCACAACGATACAACCGTTCCGCATGTTCTTATACTGTGGACCAATATGTTTCTTGTTCCAGTATTTTTTATATAAAGATTGCCGGTCTCAGTGTCCGTTGTGGTCATAGAAATGTGATCTGTAATAGCAACATAAGCATCCCCATTTGTATCTGATCTCTCAGCAAAAACGGGTGTTGTAACAGCATCAGTCAATAGTCTATTAATAGAACTTACCTTCGCCTGATATCCACTGCCCGCGCCATCTCTAATGATTGTCATTAGTTTTTCTCCTCATTTGTTTTTTCTTAGCACCCATCATCGAACCAGAATGTAAAACTATCTGAATCACTATCTATATTCGTTTGTATCCATAAATATTTATTCAATTCTGTTGTCGGTGCCGAATCTTGTATGAATAAGGGAACCGAAGAATCACCACCACCGATTGCATTATCTATAAGTTGTACTTCATATTTATCAATGTCTTTATTATATATCAGTATAGCACGATCTGGTATATTCTCTTTTCGTGTACGAACAACATCAGCATTGTCCATCAAATTATAAGAACCGCCACCGCCTAATGTACTTAATGACTTATTCACATTTGCTTGCCATGTCTTGAAGTTCTTTTCTACTTCTTCAATGTATGGCTGCACATTTGGCAATGCTGCATCTTTGCCAGCAGGACCTTCCGGCCCTTGTGGTCCTACTGGTCCCGTATCACCTTTATCGCCTCTTTTTCCCTTTGGTCCCATGGGACCGGCTGATCCTTCAGGACCTCTTGGACCAATATCACCTTTTTCGCCTCGGTCACCTTTAGGTCCAGTTTCACCAGTATCTCCCTTTTTTCCTTGGATACCTGGTTCGCCTTGTTCACCTTTTTCTCCTTGAAACCCCTTATCGCCCTTATCGCCTTTAGGTCCTATCGGCCCTTGATAACCACGAGGTCCTCTTTCTCCTTGGGAACCATCAAGACCTCTTTCGCCTTGCTCACCTTTATCGCCTTGAACGCCTTGAACGCCTTGAGGACCAATCTCGCCCTGTTCACCAATCAATCCTTGCGGACCTACTGGTCCCGTATCACCTTTTTCACCTTTCTCCCCCTTATCACCTTTAGGACCTTCTACAATAGTTGTTTGTTCTTCAAGCAATCTATTATCAATAGTCTCTATGTCTTCCATCAAAGCAGATATCTTTTTCAAGATACCCAACTTTAGTTCTTTCAGTTCCTTTCGGACCTCTTCTGTGTTTTCATCACTATAGAGTAAGGCAGTAGCGAGTAATTTATTTTCATGAGACATGTCATTTATTCAACTTTTTAGCAATCATCCTATTCAAATTTTCAGTCAGTTCAAGATCGGCGACTTGTGACCAGTCGGTATCTTCTTTTTGCGGTTTGACATTAATATCTATAGAATGTTTTTGGCCTTGCGGCTGAGGTTCCGGTTCGGGTTCCGCTTCGGGTTCCTGTTCAGGCGGCGCTTCTTCTTCTTTTGGTGTTTCTTGCATAATCTGCTTTTTCATTTCTTCAATATCATCATCGGAAAGTCTCAGAACATTTTTCATCACCCATTCTTGGCTGAAGTATTGTCCAACATAGTTCTGAATGACATCCATGTTCTGTAGTCTTTCACGAAGCAATTCAGCCTCTTTCAGTTCCGTAAAGTGATTGTCACGATCATATTCAAAAAATAAATCGCCGTTTAGATCATTCCAATCTTCCTCGGTCACGATATTTTTGAGTATCAACTGTCGCTTCAAGCATTCCTTGAATACGAGAGAAAATCTTTTTCTAAGACGATCAACAAATTTCTGGAACTTCAATTCATCTCTTGTGATTTCATTTGATCTACCAAGAGAGAAGTTTGTTTCTGGTTCCATTCTTGAGATAGGAACACCAAGAGATTTATACAGTTTCTTTTGAAAGAAAATGACATCATCTATTTGCCCAAGATTATCGCCACCCGGCAATGAAGAAACTTCAGTTCCGCGGCCGCCTTCTCTTCTCGGCATCCAGAAATCTTCTGTCATTGCCATAAACTTACGGTCGTCTTTTATCTCGCCTGTACTCGCATCGTATACCAACTTATTGCGATACCGAGCCATGATACCTTTCATGTACTCTTCTGCTTTGCCTTTAGGCAAGTTGCCAACATCTACATAGAAAATTCTTCTTTCAGGCGCTCTTGCCAATCTGTACAAAACAAGAGAATCTTCCATCATTCTAAGTTGGTTTGTTGGTTTCAATGCTTTGTGAAGATACGAAATCACAGTCTTCATATTCTCATCAAGTAATCCTGATGTAGTATAGAGAATCGCATCTTTTGAAATTTTGACACCCCCAGCAGCAATAGGTGCCGAAATCAATTTGTTATTTGTGGCAACCTTATCTTGATATATGAAGAATTCTTCTTCTTTATCAATGATCGGCGCACCAGTTCTTTCATCTCTTTTTCTTGTGATATTTTTGATTTTACGAAGTTTAGATGTGTCGATTGGACGAATTTCTTGAATACCCTTCTTGGGATTCTTTTCATCTACAATCAATTGAAAACAAATTCTTCCATCAATATACCATCTCCGAAAAATGTCATGACCTAAATCGGAGAATTTCAACATATTCAATATGTCATCAAATTCGTCTTTTATCTTTTTCTTTATGGAATCCGAAATTTTTACATCATCCATATTCAGTTCTAAACCAAACCCAGATTCCGTACCGACAATAGATTCGTTCACAATGTCTTCAATTGCCATATCGACTTCTGGATAGAGAGCAATTCCTCTATATCGCATAATCAACTGATAGTTATCTTTTGCGGAGTTTCCATCAATATCAACATATTGACCAAAATGCGCCCCGGCAGCGGTCATGTAACCAGGACCGTCTTCGTCTACTTTTGGTACAATCGCTTTTAAATTCGGATCTTCTTTGGTTTTTCTCTTGATTTCAAAACCAAATATCGAAAAACCATCACTTTTTTGTGTATCTTGTTCCGCCATGTCTAGCCTTCATGTAAGTAATAATGACTAGGAGAGTTTCCCCTCCTAGTCTTATTTAGTCATGTTTTATGTTGTGATTGCCACATCTTCCCAGTACTGGACAGCAAGTGTTGTCTGGAATCTTTCAATAGTGTCTTGATCACCATATGAAACTTCAATAGCACTTACTGCAATAGGGAATGTTCCTCTGAAGTCATATCTTTTGATGGAAGAACCATCTTTATCAAGTTGCTCAATAAACATGTCCACCATATAAGATGCAGGATTCGTCAAACCAGTATTTGCTGAGTGGGCATTGATTGTGTTCATCCAGCGTTCAAAGGAGTTCCGAATTTTGAAGTCTGTATCGTTAATAATATTAACGGTCCAGTCATCAAATGTACGATCACCAGCAATTTTCAGGATACGACCCCGAAAAGGCACAGGAATCATACCAATGGTAGACCCAGGTAACTGTGCGGCTTCGCACATGAAAGATGTGAGTTCA